GGGAATTGCACCCTCTCTCTTGATAGAGACTCTAAGATTTTACTCTGTAGAATCAAGGATATCTCGAGCTCGCTGGTTCGATCTGACCCGTTCCATTTTTAACGAGATGGACTCGGCTTTTAGATTCCCCCCCTAAGCGTGTTTTGCTCTATAAAGGACGACCTATTGCAATAGGGTTCCCTACGAGAAGTCGTTGTTGGCTATCCGACACCGATATCCCCTTTACACATAAAGGGGTGAAACATCCATTGTACTTGACTAAGTAGTTCTCGGCAATCTAGTCAGTGCTTCGCACTGTTAATTTTGTCCGCTTACAACTCCCTTCAACGGGAGCAGGCACGAGTGCCCGTCTATTGTAAAGATAGTAAGATACTTAGGATAACCAGAGGTTTCCCACTGGTGAATTCAGCTGTCCCTGGCTTGAGCGTATCGAAAGATATTGAACGATCCACAGGGACCTTACGTGAAAATGCTGAGCTAACCTCACTAGGAGATTATTCTGGCAATGTCCGACGGAAGATACCTATAGGATGATCTAACGGTCTCCTACAATAGTAAGAGTCTTACGGAAACTGGTACCAGAGGATGACAATTGGAGGATCCCACACAGTGGGTGAAACCGTTGTAGAGCTTTCGGCTCTTTTCACGGCTTGTCCACCAAAGTCGAGGTTAACGCGATTTTGGAAAGGAAAGTCTCCGATACCTTATTACTATTTCACATTTCTATGAATTTAATAACTCAGTACCGGTCCTTCACATCATCGTGTGCCCTTCATCAAGAAGCGGAATACCTGATCAACGGATCGCCTACTACGCGTACGCAAGTACTGGCCATGCATCCGACGGAGAGATCTGTCGCCCACTGGTCAGTGCTAGTTGACTGGGATCTCCAGAGAACACGTAACTATGTTATCGTGGACCCTCTGGACCCTAGTGGACTACTGTATCTAAACCATGCAGAATACTTGGCTCAGTCCAAGGTGTGCGCCTCGAACGATTTGATGCTGATCGTGGTAGCCCGGCCTGGTGTTCGTGGACCCGTTCCTCTTGATCCTTCCCACTCTTCTCAAAATTCCCCCATAAAGGGAGTTTTAGGAGACAAGTGGACACGATCTGATCGTGCTTCGTGGAAACTCTTTCTTGATTTGCGTAAGCAAGTCTCGAATATAGTGTCCCGTAAGAAAGGTTCGAAGATGGTCTCCGAGTCCAGTGATACCATTGCTCGGACAGTGTTTATGTGGGTAACACAGTTACTCCATTACGCTGAAGTGAAGAACCCTGGGATCTACCTTCGGTATTTTATACCTCTGGTGAATCACCTAAAAGTCATCCTTGCACAAAATGGGCAAGCGGCAGCGATTACTCATCTTAAAGTAACCCTGTTCGCACTGTACTCATTTGTCTCAGGAAATCCGCTCAAGTCTACTACTGTGCTAGGCTATGGTGTGAGACTAGCAAATGGTCTCCCTAGAGTTTGGGGTAGAGAACTTCGTGATTTTATACGGCACGACAACCTTGTCGTGATACGCCTAATGGCGTCCGTATTGAACCTGTATCGGGCCATGGATGCGAAGCACCCAGGGCCAGATTATGGAACGATCACCAAGCCTCATCCTATCCTCGAAGGGACCCCTTTGTTCGTCAAATACCAAAAGTTCTGCCGGGAAGTCTTCCCAGCATTGCTCGCTAAAGAAACTAAACTCGGTCCTAAAGGACTGAAATTTAATTACTCTAGTGGCTTAGGCCTCCTAGTACGGACAGCTGGAGCAAACATCTCAGGTCCCTCTATGGGTTCAATCGTGCTCGATGCGAAAGCATGGGCACGACAGCCTGTGAATCATGTTTTAACATGGTTCCAGCTCCATAAGGACCTACAAATGGAAAGACTCTTGTCAACCTGTTCCCTCGAGGCACATTTTAATGAGCTTCCGGGTGCGCAGGATTGGCAATTGGGTCTTCCATTTATGGCAACTCGTATTCCGAAAGGAACACTTGGTGATGAGATGAATTCTCCGCTTCCGCAATTAGGAAGGTTACACACAATAGAGGAGGCGGCAGGTAAAGTCCGTATAGTCGCGATTGCCGATTATTTCACCCAAGTTGCAATGAAGCCAGTCCACGACCACCTTTTCAAATTGTTGGGAAAGATCCCGTCTAACGACGCGACCTTTGACCAACAAGGTGTAGTGGACAACTACTTCAAGCAGGGCTTCGCCCCGCATTGGAGTTTTGACCTCAAAGCAGCAACAGATACCATTCCTCTTGCCCTCTATAAAGAGGCTCTAACCCCCCTTCTACAAGTAGATGGGGAAACGTTAGATGCTGCAAGAGAAAGGGTAAACCTGTGGGCTAATATATTGACCGATCGCGATTGGAAGTTACCCGACTCTCATGAGTTTATCCGGTATAATACCGGACAACCCATGGGGGCTCTTTCTTCATGGGCGTCAATGGCTATGGTCCATCATTCACTGGTCCAATTCGCCCACTGGTTGAATTCTCAACCAGATGGGGCAGCCGGTGATGTAGCCAAGACGACTAGACGCGCGACGCGCATCAAGCCTTCTTGGTACACCAGCTACTTGGTGTTAGGCGATGATATTGACATAAGTGTTTCTGGCGACGTCGCAAGACGTTACCAGGACATTTGTGAGCAATTTTCCATTATCATAGGTTTAGCGAAGTCACTGCAGTCGGATTTCAACTGCTTTGAATTTGCTAACCAGCGTTTCCATCCTCGTGGTTCAATTTCACCGTTGTCACTCAAGGAAGAGATAACTTCAAATACTTGGGTTGCCCGGTGGGAGTACGCCAAAAGGATACTCGCTAGATTTGGAACGTCGCTTAAGGACATGGAATCAGCTCTCCTTCGGAAAGCTGCCACTGTAGCTCAGTGGAGGATGATGGTTCCTGAGTTGAGTGGGCTACGGCCTTCTACACTCGTGAATCTCGTGCGCTTCTGTCTTCTAAACCCATTTGCTCGTATAGAGCTAAGGGACCTTAGAATAGTTACCGTTTTGAATTGGTATCGACAACTGCTCTCGAAAGAGCAGAAAATCGAGTTTCCAATATCGGCGACAGCAGACGATCATCTTGAGCTCGAGCGCGTAGTCGTGACTCATATCAGCAAGGAGATTGCAGGTTTCTTGGCTAAAGCCGAGAAATCTGTTCCTGCTGCCTTCGTTGTAAAAGGTCTTTATGGCAATACCTCGGAAAGAGGTAAAGCTTTAGAACCTTTTGCAAACGATATCTTCCTGGGATGTCTTAACGATCCTTCCTTAGGAGGGAAAGTGGACAAACTAGGTGCGATGCTTCCTCGTACACGACTCTCAAAGCTACTCGAGGGTAATTTCTACCCTTCTGTAGGCTACACGAATACTCGTATAGTGAATGCTCAATTTTCAACGTATTACATCTTAGAATGCTTTAATAGGCATAATAAGGCTGTCTTACAGAAAATTAAGGATCTCCTTAAGATAGTGAACGAAGAGGCACCGTATATTGATTTCCATTTCAAGCTTTACGCTTCCGCTCTGAAAAACGGGAAGACCTACCGAAATACTTTCGGATTCTGGGTCGACCTGTATGCTCAGACCCATGCACTCTCGAAACCAATTGTATACGACTTTGAACAGTCGATGCATTGGAATCTTGATTACAATGGGGCTCAGGAAGATGAAGCTCGATCCCTCTCATCTAGAGGCTCGTTCCGCTCGCAAGAGCGAAAACAAGTGGTGGTCAATAAAGATACTCGTCCAGAGACGATCTTTGGACCCATGCGATCCGTAGCCAGTGCTTTAGCACAAACTACTGGAGTCGCGATCCCAGGCCTTCCCTTCTTTTCAGATGGGCGCCGAGGGGGTCTTTGGTATAGAGACCTAAATAGATCTCTTTCACTATTCAAAGAACAGCGTAAGAATCAGATAAGAGCAGATGCTCTTCTTGCGGATCAGGCTTGGCTTCTAGGCCAAACTGATCACCTAATCCTAGACGAAGTTTAAGATAGGATCCGTTCAAAGATTTTGGAACTCTTTTTAGGGAGTTGTCTTGGTGCAAGAGGCAGCTTTTCTACTTTCTTGTTTACTCATCATCCTTCGGGACGAGAGGAGGAGCACCAAAGTGGACTCTGACCAACCTGATATGTAATATCCAGCTAGGAGGTATGGGACTG